CATTAACTGATGATGTTAATGTAGATTCTGGTACATTATTCGTTGATGTTTCACAGAATAATGTTGGTATTGGTACTGCATCACCTAGTTCTGCTGTTAAGTTGGATGTACGTGGTTCAATAAGAATTGGTACATTTGCACAGAGTCAGACAAATGCTGGTGAAGCATGGATTGGTCGTGCAGCAGATAGAGAAGATGGTACATTAACAATTCAACTTGGTGGTGATTCCGCATCCAATACTAAGTTTGAAATCGTAGACCGTGCTTGGTCTAAGGTTATGTACTCCTTCAGTGGAGAAGCTCCTGCTTCTGCTTTACATATCAATTCTAGTGGTAATGTTGGAATAGGTAGAGCAGCAACTTCTGGTTACAAACTAGACGTTAATGGTTCTGGTATGGTTCAGGGTAGTTGGAGTATTGACTCTGCCAACGATAACTCTGGTGCTCCTATCTACTTCAAGGGTGCTTCTTCTGCAAGGAACTTCAGAATTGGTAACCAGATTGGATGGAACGATGTATTTGAAATCACTCCATCTACTGCTAATGGTAATACAACATGGCAAAATACTCCTGCTGTTGCTGTTCAAGGTACTAACAGAAGAGTTGCCATTAACACAAATGTATTCTCTGGAACAGATACAACTGTATCACCAAACGTCAATAGAGATTATCAGTTAAATATTCAAGGTGATGTTAACCTTAATGGTCAACTCTTCCAGAATAATGCTGAGTTCGTTACTTCAAGATGGACTAAATCTCCTAATGATAATGACATCTACAGACAATCTCTTGTTGGTATTAACTTCTCAACAGATAGAGATCCTGAAGAGGCATTAGAAGTTGAAGGTAATATCGAAATTAGTGGACAATTAGAAGCTAATGGAGATAAGCAATGGTTGGATCAGTATGGTGTTATTAAAACTAACAGAAATTCTGTTAGTGAAAACGTCACTATTCCAAACAACAGCAACGCATTCTCCTTTGGTCCATTGGAGATAACAAGCGGAAACACAGTCACCATAGATAATGGTGGTAATTGGACTATCTTATAAATAGATTTGATAAATAAAATTACGCGAAAGTACGTCACAGGGTAGTTATGTCACAGTTAACAGTTGGTACTGTAGTCACTGGGGCCGCTAGTTTAAGCGGAACAGGATTAAAGTTACCTCAATATAATAACTCCAACAGACCTGGATCACCCAATACGGGTCAAATGATCTGGAATACTGATGAGGCAAAAGCCCAAATCTGGGGTGGTTCTGACTGGGATGACGTTGGTGGAGGAATACCACCTGCTGCTAACATAACACGAGGTGCTTATCTGGTATCAGATGGTGATAATGGTGTATTCTGGGCATACCCAGGACAGACAGTTGCATCTGCTCCTTTAACAGGATTTAGATATAGAAGTTTGATTACACATGGTTACCTGATTGCTGGATATAAAGGATCTAATCCTTGGAGAACTGTTAACAAGACTTGGCACGCAAACGACGTTACTTTCTATTGTGGTGAACAACTTGACCGTGCATTAACATATGCTGACTGTAGTTGGAGTGATTACTTCGGTTATGGTCATGGATGTGTTAACTCATTCACTGGAAACTCTAACCACACATGTTCGATCAACCTCCATACTGGAATGAGACGAATGTTTGGTACTACAGGATCAAACCCTGGCGGTGGTACTTATTCACCTGCTAACTATGGTTGGGAAGGAGATGATCCACGAGGTGTTATGGGATATGGTACTGTTGGTGGTTGGAACATGCCTGTATCTAGGGATAGAAACTCATGTGCTACTGCACAAAAACAACAGCATGGTTATAACTTAGGTGGAGGAAACTCTGCTGTAGGTAAGTTGCACTTCCCTTCAGAGATCATGTATCAGTCAGGTAACTCACCTTCTGGTAGTGACCACACTGCATCATGTGGTGATGAGGATGTTACATGGGCATCATTTAGAGGTTCAAGACATTCCTGTAACCAAAATAATGATAGTTGGTCTGGTTGGTCTTCTAACGCTGCTCCTGATGGAGTTTGTAAGTTCCTTCCTACTAAGTATGGACATTTCTATGCTGGAACTGGAAACAACGTTACATCTCCTTGGACTAAGTATAATGGTTCTAATGGTGGCGGTATTAAGAATGGACAGAAAGTTCGTTCTTATGGAGAAGAAAACTTTGAAATGGGACAAGATCATGGTTATATGATGGGACAATATGATGGTCAGCAGAACAACCACACTACTAAGTGGGATTATACTACTGACGTTGAAACAAATATGGGTCCAACAACAAGACCTAAAGGCCATTATGGTCAATCATCTGGTGGATGTGCTTCGGCTGCCACTGCTGTCACCGCTAACTACGCACAATAAGGCCAAAAATGAGATACATCATAGTAAACGAAAAAGAAATTGACCAGAATCATTTCGTCAACGTCGCTGAAACTCTAGATGAGAGGATGCATTACAGTGAGATCTTCACTCTTATGCATTTTTCTTGCGTAGAAATCAGTGAAGATTACTGGCAAGTTATCTCGAAAGAGTGGGAGCACAAGTATAAAGAACTTACTGCTTCTCAAGCATATAACGGATCTAACTTTTTTGGTGAAGTAAGACCTTATGGTAAGATAATGACAGACCAGAATGCACAAGGTGTTTCTCAAGCATGGACACCTGCTGGTGGAGTAATGAAGACAGCAATTACTTTGACAGCAGAAGCTAAGCAAGAGATTATGGATTTCATGATTTTGTTTGCAAAAGAAATTGTTGATGATGAATTTAACGTAAGAATTAGAAATTTAAGAGATACATCTGAAGTAGAGGTTGCTTCATGGGAGATTCAAAAGCACGAAGCAAGAGAATGGTTGAGAGAAAAGGGAGCAAATGGTAGTAGAACTCCTTTCTTAGACTATATTGCTACAGAAAGAAGCTTGACAAAAGATGTACTTGCTAATAAAATATTAACCAAAGCAGAAGCATACGAAGACAATTTATCCACATTGCTTGTTAAGCATCAAAAAGTGATTAAAGAATTTGAAAATTGCAATTCTATATGGGATCTAAATATAGTATATGAGGATCGCTTAGGCGTTATTATGCCTCAGACCCAGGCCATCGAAATGGGTAGAACCATTTCTGATACTGACTGGGATCGTAAAACTGATTATGAAATAAAAGCACATGTCTTTAAGTTCTAAACAAATTGAAACTGGTCACGAAGTTACCAAAGCAAACATCGCTGACTATTCCGATATCATTTCTGATGTGAATAACATTGTCAGTAGCCAGTCTGGCCAGATACATCTAGCAAAATCTTTTATAGATGAATTCTCTTTTACTAAGAGAGAATTAGATATACTTGATGGTTGTATGGATTTCCAAAGTGGAATGACCAACTATCAATGTGAGCATTTTGTTGCTAATACACAAATAACACCTTGGAGAAAAGTTCGTCAGGCATTGATGGAACTAGAAACAAGGTATCATGCCTATATGGAAACTAGGCATAGTCTTAGAAAAGCAGAATTATTAAGGAAAAAATTCCTTCGTTCTATTGAAAATGTAGAGGCAGAAGGTGGAGATGAAATTGATGCTGGATTTATCCAGATTGATTTAGAAAAGAATGATTATGACATTGGTATATGGAGACGTAAACTACGTCAAGCAGAATTAGAAATGAAGTATTTCTTGGATATTGTTAACAAGTATGTTGACGATGAGCATCCATTAGAATATTTCTTGAATGAGCAAGAGGATGAAGAGAGATTATACTGGGTTGCTAGAATGGGTAAGCAAGCTGCTATGGATATTATTTCCTATGGTAGAATAGGTGCAGGTAACATGACTTCTATTTTGGATATGCCAGAAGAAGATCAAGTTAAGGCCCTAGAAGTTGCAGTCCAATTCTCAGGAATGATTGGTGGAGGTATTGATAAGATTCAAAAGACCTTTGCTCCAGCGATTCAACAGCAACTAGCAGAGGATGGAATTTCAATGCCTAAGTTTATGCCACATAAATATACAGGACAGCTCCATTCATTAAAAGAAGGAGAACCAAAAATCAAACACAAACGTATGTTAGAGGGAGAAGCAAATGGCAAATAGTCCTGGAGCAACTTGGTCAGCATCAGCACCAAGATGGCAAGAATTACTACCAATAATTCACTTCAAGATTTATGATGTATATGAACTTGAAGATAAGAATAGAGATTTAGATCGTGCTGCATTACAAGGAATTGTAGAGGGCAATAAATCATTATTAGTTAATACTGATAACGAGCAAATTTTCATTGACAGATGTATTAAAGATTATGGAGAAAATGTTCTCGATACCACTCAATACAAAGTTACCTGAAGACTTTGTAGAACAATCTTTCATACCATATCTTAAGCAGTATAAAGATTATCTTTACGACATATACTTTACATGTCGTATGCCTCCTTTTGAACAAGATGCAATGGGAGATGTTGTAGATGGTGACATAAGAGAAACTACTCTTAATGCCCTCTACGTTTCAGAAAAGTCTGGTATCCCTCTATCAGCAACATTCAACAATATCCAGGTTACACCTAACCAAAGTAACCTGGATATTTTCATTGAGAATTTTAAACCATTGTATGAAGCAGGTATCCGTATTGTTACTCTTCCTCATACAACATGGATATTGACTGGCCAGATACAAAAAGAATTTCCAGATCTCTTTATTAAAAATACTATTCTTAGAGAAGTAACAAGAGCAAATGAGATAGTTAATCTAGCAAAAGCAGGATTTCATTATGTGAATCTTGATAGAGATTTAATGCGTGATCGTGATCAGTTAAATCACATCATGAAAGCAAAAGCATATTGTGCTGATATAGGTAAACCAGTTAAGATATCATTACTTGCTAATGAGTGGTGTTGGGGTGGATGTCCGATCATGCCAGAACACTATCATTACAATAGTGTTAGAGATAAACAACAACCACAATATTTTAATGATGCTATTAGTAGAGTTTCTTGTTCTGCATGGGATGAGAAAGATCCTGCTAATGCTTTAAAGCAAGCAACTATTCCACCTTGGAAAGAAGATTGGCAAGAGTTTCTTGATCTTGGTATAGATGTATTTAAGATGCATGGTAGAGAGAATGCTATGCGTCTAATGGAATCTATGGAGATTATTAAGAGATGGGTTGATGATGAAGAATTATTATATCAAGAGTTTAATGAGTATATTGAAGATACTACATTAGAAGAAAAACCAATTGATATATGGCGAAATAAAATCAAGACTTGTAAGTTTGATTGTTGGGATTGTAACTACTGTGATTCAGTTATCCATTCTAGGATGAAAAAGAATGAAAGAACTATGGATAAAGATATTGAATTAGTTCTCAATTCTATTGATAAAGCAGTAAGAAGAGAAAGTAAATTTATAGAAGAGGGATATGATATTCCTGGACTATCATCAAATATAGTAAGGCATTTCTTAAACAATCTTTGTTCAAAAGAAGATGCTGTTTATATGGAATTAGGTGTTCATGCTGGTAGTACTTTTGTTGCTGCTACGATGGGACATGATATAACTTCATTTGCTATTGATAATTATTCAGAAGAAAATATATCACCATTCCGTGATGAAGATGTTAAATCTGATGGGAAGGTAACACTAGGCCATAAAGGTTATCAAATGACTAATCCTAAGAATACTATTCTTAGATCATTAAGACCTAATCAGCATTTTTATGCTAAGGCAATTCAGGAACTTAAATTCCCAATGTTCCACGGTAAGAAAGCAAATATTATTTTCTATGATGCTGATCATGATCCACAAGCAACCTATGATAATTTAACTTATCTTTATACAGTTATGGATGATCAATTTATAATTGTAATTGATGATGCTAATTTCATGGGTGTTGTTGAAGCAGCAAATATCTGGATAAAAGAGAATGAATTAAAAGTTCTCTTTGATAGAAAGATATTAACTTCTATTCCAGAAGATCCTAATAGTTGGTGGAATGGTGTACATATAATGGTCTGTCAAAAATGAATTCATTTAGAACTCAATATATTATAATCAAAATGGAAGATGAATATTTTGATTTAATAGAGAAACAACTTAAAACTGCTAGAGGTAAAGATCGTAATAATAAACCTATTGATGATTATGAATTATCTAAAGTTGAAGGAGTAGATTCTAAGGTTGGTGCTTACGATAAAGTAAATAGACAATCCAAATCTCGTTTTATAGATGATGAACGTCTCTATGGATTAATGGATGGAATGGTTAGATTTGCTAATGAAAAATGTGAATGGAATTATGATGTTGATTTTATTGAACCTATACAAGACACTTTGTATGAAGTAGGTGGTTATTATGATTGGCATATAGATGAATCTAATTGGTTTCAAGGTAAGAGACAGAGTAATAGAATAAGAAAGATAAGTTTTACTGTCTTATTAAATGATGATTTTGAAGGTGGTGAGTTTGAATTATTTGCTGATGAAAAGAAAGTTATCCCAATGAAGAAAAAAGATGTTATAATGTTCATGGGTGATACACCACACAGAGTAAGAGAAGTTACTTCTGGGTGTAGAAAATCTTTAGTAGGATGGGTACAGGGGCCTCCATATAAATGAAATTTATTAGAGAATATCAATTAAAAGATCTTACCATTTGTGATGCTATGATAGACCTCTTTAATAGAGGAAATAGTAAAGCATTAACATATCCTGGTAGAGTAGGTGGTGGAAGTATTATTCCTGATATTAAAAGGAGTACAGATTTTTCTTTAGATGATGCTGGACAACTTGGTAAACCAGATGATTTTAAGTATGATTTATATCATACTGAATTGGATGAGTTTATTGATGATTATCTTGAAACATTACAAATAGAGAATATAGAATTTGTTAAAAAGAATTTACCTCAGATACAATACTATAGGCCAGGAGAAGGTTTCTATACATGGCATGTAGATGGTTCTGGTTTAGATGGATGTGATAGAGCATTTGTTTATATCACATATTTGAATGATGTTCCTAATGGTGGTACAGAGTTCTTCTATCAAGATTATACTGTTAGAGCATTGAAAGGTAATACAGTTATATTTCCTGCTTGTTTAACTCACAAACATAGAGGACAGATATCAAAAGAACATGAAAAATATATTCTTACAGGATGGATATGGTGGGGAGCATGAATAAACCAATAGTAATATATGACGTTCTTCCAAGGAATGAGGTAGATGCATTGTATCCCTATTTTGATCGTAAGTCACCTGCTATCAATAGTCTTGCAACATGGACATATAATAATGCATCTTATGGAAAGGGTGATCCTATATCATGGCAACATCCATTAAGAACAGATTTAATTTTTGAAAAGTGTGCTACTACAGTTAAGTTAAAGATGATGAAACATCTTAGAAGGCCATTAAAGTTATGTAAGATACATGTTAATGGACAAACTGCTGGACAGGATACAGTATTTCATAGAGATTTTCAGGAAGATGATGTATGGACATTCATTTATTTCAATCAACATTATTGGAATATAGAATGGGGTGGTGAGTTTGTTGCTCAAAGTCCTGATGGTGTTTATCATTACACACCATACATACCAAATACAGGTGCATTTATTCCTTCTAATTGGGAACACAAAGGACACCCTCCTAATGATTTAATTGGGAATGATATAAGAACAACCATTGCGTTTTCTTTTTGTGATCCTAAGATCCATTCTCATATAATAAGTCAGACAACTAGAAAATGGTATTAGGTATTAAAGAATATCCATGTCAATTAGATAATGATGAGTTAGATACTCTGATAGATTTTATTGATAATATTAGATACCAAAGTAATCCTACTGTTGTTAAGACAGAAGATAATTTTTTAGATTGTGATCTACCAGTAATTCAGAAATTGAGATGGTCATATTATGATTCATGTTCTAGATATTGGGATATGGATGTATTTGATTTTAAAATAAATTCTTGGATATATGTTGACTGGAAAGGAAATAGTAAAGAACCATATATGCACGCTCATAACAGTGAGAATCCATATACACTTTCTGGTATAATGTATCTAAAATTTACAAACTCATCTGGAACTACAATGTTTCCAATGCCAGGTAGGCCATCATATTTTTTACCAAATAAGATGTTAACTTGGTTTATATTTCCATCTAATCTTCCACATATACCAGGTAGAGGAATGGACAATGAAAAACGTTACTCACTAAGTGCAGATTTGTATTATGGACGATAGTATTAAAAAACAAGAGGCTTTAACTTTTGTTGCAGAGAAGATGCCAGCACCAATATATTCAGATCTTCGTGCTTATTGTGAGAAGAGAAGACATGATGAGGTGTGGGATTATAATTGGAAGTTGGCAGGTGCTCTAGATCAACAATCAAGTTTAAATGATCATAAATTAGAGTGTCCAGATTTAGAAGATTATTTGTTATTCAATACTAATAAGATATGGAATGACATATATTTGACATGTCCTTGGGAGTTTAATACTTGTAAAGATCCAACTAGGTATATGAAACTCAAGAGTTTATGGGTTAACTATCAGAAAAAAGGAGAATATAATCCTATGCATAGTCATGCTGGTATTGCTAGTTTCGTTATATTTGTTGATATACCATATGGATCTGATGAGAGAGATACTCATATGAGTAATGGTGGATTACAGTTAGAGAAGGATGTATTACCATTAGATAGTTCATGGAATGGTACTCTTATTTTATTTCCTTCAACTACAATGCACGCTGTATATCCTTATTACTCTACGGATAAAGAAAGAATAACTGTGGCAGGTAATGTTGCATGGGATGTGGAGGGGCCAGATGAAGAGCATTATTGATGATTGTATTGATAAGTCATATCAAAATACAGTAGAGGATACTCTTAGGTTTAATACTGACTTCAGATGGGTCTATCATGATAATCTTGTAGAGGATGGTGATCATCAACTGATAGGATTCTCTCATATGTTTATTCTTAATGGAGAATCATGTAGTGATTTTAGTGGATTATTAATGCCACTAGTATATGAAGCATGTGATAATGCAAAATTAAATATCTCAAAGGTGTTACGTGCAAGATGTTTCTTACAAACACCTGGAGTCAGAGAGCATGAGTATGATCAGATGCATGTTGATATACCAGATTTTCATAATGTATGTCTTTATTATGTAAATGACAGTGACGGAGATACGTACTTTAGTGAGAAGATGTACGGAGATCCCGTTGGAGAATATGGTATAAATACTACTGTCTCACCAAAGAAAGGACGTTGTGTATTCTTTGATGGCCTACGTTTTCACGCAAGCAGCAAACCTACACAAAATTCTAGATTTGTGATAAACTATAACTTTATACCCTGATTAGATATGGATCCAGCAGAATTGAAAAAGAATTTTACTGAGCAAATCGAGAAAACTGATGCTCAGATAAGAGAACTAGAACAAAATCTAGAGAAAGCAAAAGAATATAAAACAAAATTGACTGGGGGATTAGAAACTATTGAACTTCTTAATCCTGAGTCTAAGGATGAAGCACCAGCAGTAGCTCCAGAATCTACTGGAGATGCTCCTTCCTAAATAAGAAGGAAGGTAATATAGGTTAATAATGGCATCACCTGCAAGTAAGACCGATCTTATAACTTATTGTAAGAGGCAATTGGGTGAACCTGTGCTACAGGTCAACATTGATGATGAGCAAGTCAATAACGTAATTGATGACACATTTCAGTTCTTTCAGGAGAATTGTTATAATGGCATGGAGCGTTGTTATCTGAAGCATGAACTAACTGCTGATGATAAAACTCGTCTTGCTGCATGGACAGATTCTACTGTCACAGAGGGTGCTGTAACAACCACTTGGAATGAATCAACAAATTATATACCAGTACCATCTCATGTAGTTGGTGTTAGTAAAGTATTTGGAATGGTTGGTAACTCCATCCGTTCCAATCTTTTTGGTATCGAATATCGAATGTTCTTGAATGACTTATATGCATTTGGATCACTTGATATTCTTAATTATTATATGACAAAGCAATATCTTGAAACACTAGATATGGTTTTGAATAATGGTTCCTTCCAACAGTTCAGATTTACACAACGTCGTGATCGTCTGTACTTAGATATTGATAAGGACTTTCTTGAAACAGGCCAACACCTCTTAATTGAGTGTCATCGTCTGTTAGATCCAACTGATGCTACTGAGATGTATAATGATATCTTTGTGAAAAGATATGCTACTGCTCTTATGAAGAAACAGTGGGGTCAAAACTTGATCAAATATAATGATGTTAAATTACCTGGTGGTGTAACACTTAATGGTAGACAGATATTTGAAGATGGTCAATCTGATTTAAGGATGATAGAAGGTGAAGTTCTCAGTAAGTATGCACTTCCACCAATGGATATGATAGGTTAACATGGCTACTAATCCCTATTTCCCAACTTATTACGCAGGTGATGCTGGCGAGCAGACCTTGTATCAAGATCTTGTCGATGAACAGATTAAGATGTTTGGTACTGATATCTATTATCTACCAAGGACTATCCTTAAAGATAATACATTAGACGATATTGTTTTTAATAAGTATCAGGATGAGTTTCAAGTAGAAATGCTTCTACAGAATGTAGAGGGATTTGGAGATGGTGCAGAATTTGTCAGTCAGTTTGGTGTAAGAATAACAGATGAGGTAGTATTCAGAGTCTCTAGTCGTAGATGGGATGAAGCAGTTGCTGCTAATAATCCTACTCTGACAGTAACTAATAGACCAAACGAAGGAGATCTTTTATACTTCCCATTAACAAAAGATTTGTATGAAATAAAATTCGTACAACAGGAGATACCATTCTATCAGTTTGGTAAACTCCAATTTTATACAATGACTTGTGAGCTTTATCAGTATGGTAGTGACGACATATCTACTGGTGTTGCTGAGATAGATCAACTAGAAACTATATTCTCCAGTGCTATTGCCCTTACAATGGGTGTAGGTGGTACAGGAGACTTTACAGTAGGTGAGAAGGTAACAGGTGCTACATCTGGATCTGAGGCAGAGGTTAAGTCTTGGGATAATTCTACTAGAATTATTCAGGTTATAAATCGTACAGGTACATTTGCTACTGGAGAGTCACTTACTGGAGACAGTAGTAGTGCAGTCTGGGTTGTTTCAACCTTTGATACTCTACAGGATACAAATAGTGAGTATGATGATAACAGGGAAATTGAAGATGCTGCTGACAATATAATTGATTGGAGCGAAGGTAATCCCTTCGGTGAATTTGGTAACTTTACAGGGAGTATTTGATGTTAGGATCACACTTTTATAACGAGATAACTCGTAAAAATATTATTGCTTTTGGTACTCTCTTCAACAACATTAGTTTGAAGAAGAAAGATCCTAGTACTGGCGATGTTATTGAGGAGTCTAAAGTTCCTCTAGCGTATGGCCCTAGAGAGAAATTCTTAGCTCGTCTTGAAGAGACTCCAGATATTACAAGGAAGATGTCAATTACTCTTCCTAGACTCTACTTTGAGATGAATAGTATTCAATATGATGGATCACGTAAGACTTCTCCTATTCAAAAATATAAAACAATTATTCAAGATAATGGAAGTGAGGTGAAGACTCAGTATGTTCCTGTACCTTATAACTTAGGTTTTGAACTTGGGTGTATTGCTAAGTCACAGGATGATGCATTACAAATTACTGAACAGATATTACCATACTTTCAACCATCGTTCTCTATTACATTGAACATGATTCCTGATATGGATGAGAAACGTGATATAGCAATAGTATTAGATGGTATAAACTATGATGACTCATGGGATGGAAGTTACCTTGAGAGAAGATATATAACTTATACAATGCAATTTACCTGTAAGACATACTTCTACGGTCCTTACAGCTCATCTGATATCATTAAGAAAGCTATTGTTTACGAGACACTTGGTGATCTTGCTGTTAATAGAAGAACTATAGAGAGACAATATACTCCTAAGGCTAAGACTGATATTAACTTAGATGGTAACATTGATGCTGCTGATGATGTATTAGTGGATCCAGGTGATGATTTTGGATTCAATGAAGGTATTACCTACTTATAATCATGGATGAACTAGAGAAAAATATGGAGAATATTCTGAACATTGAAGTTTCAAATACTCCTGAAGGTGGTTGTACTACCAGAAAGGATCAACTGAAAGATGTTTCAGAAGATCGTGAAAAGGATTATGAGTATACCCGTGGTCAATTATATTCTCTGATTGATAAGGGTGCAGAAGCGGTTAATGGAGCATTGGAGGTTGCACAAGAGAGTGGCCACCCAAGAGCATATGAGGTTGCTACTAATGCAATGAAGCAAGTCGCAGACATGACTGACAAGCTTGCTGACCTACATAAGAAGATGAAGGATCTTGATGAAGAACAGAAAGGTCCAAGTAAAGTTACTAACAATGCTATGTTTGTTGGTAGCACATCAGAGTTACAAAAAATGTTAAAACAAATGGGAGGTGGTAAACGCTAATGGCACAGAATATGGATTACGCTAGACGCGATTACGATAATACGTTATCTGATCCTCAACCAGCAAGTACTACAGTTAATCATTTCTCAGGTAATGAGGGATGGACTCAAATAAATTATAAGAATTTTAATGGTGATTATGTTGCCAAGGATTATAGCAATAACACTAGAACACCTGGCACATTTCAAGCAAGGAATCACGACAATACTACACGTACACCTGCTGCATATCAGCGTCACGACATAAACAATAACGCAGTTTCAGCATAAGTGTTATAATTATTTGTAGTATTAGTTTATAAAGATGAGACTAAATGAAGGAGATGTTGCTCGTTTAGTTACTGCATGTAAGTTATACCAAGATAACACTGGTTCTGAGTACATGTGGGATGAGTATGAAGAGCTTATTCATAAATTGAATAAACTCTGTGATCAAGGTATGTGTAACACGAGTAATAAATAATAAAAAACCATGAGGAATAATATAGGAGTTGATCCAAATGAATGGTTCGACGATAAACCGCATCCCCATGATAGTATGCCAATAGCAAATGGCAGTAATAGATACGCACCCCCTGAAAAAATGATAGAACTAGAAGATAATCCCAGACCAGAAGAAGAGGCAGCACAAGATTGGTTTGAGAGTGATACCTATGCTTCTCGTCATAAATCAACACCTGATCATGAGAAGAGTGCTGAAGAAATAGTAACGATGCATGAAAAAATGTATAGAATTGCTACTAATAGGTATAATCCATTTTCTGTAGGTGGTTCTGAGAATTGTGATTCAGATATTAGTTGCAATTCTGGGAATATGGACTATAATGGTGGAGGTTCCGAAGAAAGATTATCATGAAAGAAACAATCAAATTTACCATCGCACAAGATGGCACTGTAACCGAAGAAATTCTTGGAGTATATGGTGATGCATGTGAGAAACTTACATCAGACATAGAAGAAAGTCTCGGATCAGTTTATTTTAAAGAAAATACTTCAGATTACTACACACAGAACAATGTCGCACTTCAGCACAATCAAAACCAAATTAAAATGTAAAGAGTCACTAGTAAGTGCATTGAATACTTTAGGCCATGATACAGAAGAAAATGTTTTACTGGTTAATCCAGTAGGACATGAGCATAAACAATGGAATGTTTGTGTTGCTATAGCACCTGACATTGGATTCAAGTGGTGTGATAATTCAGAACATTATAAGTTAGTTACTGAAGAAGACACTTGGGATCTTGATGTACCTGTTAGCAGATTTATTGATAAGCTGACACAACAGTATGCTATAGAAAAAATAAAAAGGCAAACTGCTGAAGAAGGTTATGTCGTAGAGAGCGAAGCTAGGAATCTCAATGGATCTGTGGAATTACTTGTCAGCAGATGGAGACATTAATAAGTATTAATTACTACTAAAAATCTATAAATATATGCAGTATGGGATTGAAAGATCATGCCCCTGACTCAACAGCGACATTACACAGTCGGTTATCACGACTTACAACAAAAGAAATATGAAATTTGTGAGTATGCCATGAGTGCATATGAAGCAATAGAACACTGTAAAGAGGATGTATCTTATCTAAAAGATCATCCTCATTTTATTGATTACTGCAATAACGAGGAGATTGATAACATCTCTCGTTTAATGGCTGCTGGTATTCCAATGGGACACTAAATAATGAAAAATAATTTAAAACATGAAATTATGTGGTGGATGAGTAGACTTACAATAATGCTTACGTCATTATTTTTATCATTTTCATTAGCAGCATCAGCGTATGCTACTGAGAATACTATGTCAATGGACATACAAATGGGATACAAAGGTAATCTTGTTTATGAACCAAATGAAATGACAGTTAAGGTAGGTGATACAGTTACTTTTATGATTGGTGATTTACCACCTCATAATATAGTATTCCTCAACAACCCAGAGTTGTCACATCCTGATCTAGCATTTAGTAGTGGAGAGAAATTCCCTGTTACTTTTGATAAGGCAGGTGAATATGAATTCCAATGTGAACCTCATGCAGGTGCTGGAATGAAAGGTGTTATACATGTCGTTTGATTTTAACGAAGAAGAACTATTGTGTTTACAAGTGTGCTTACAAAATGCACCAACACCATATCATATCTCTAAGAAGAAGATAGTATCAGAACTTGAGGATAAGATAGGCAAACCACCTAAAGTGGAACATGAACCATTGAAGTTGCCTAAGTATGATTTAACAAAATACGGAATTTATGATTGAAAAAGGTGATAAGATTATGAAGATGCTTCTGTTAAATTCACATGAAGCAGACTTCTTATATAAAAAAGAGGACGGTTCGTTCTATGTGTGTCATCATCGAAAAGGTGGTGACACTTTTTCTATACCTGAGATACAACTAGAGATGTTCCCACCTGAACCGCCCAAGAAGATAAAGGTGAATGAAGATGCACCACACCATAATATACTAGAGAGATACTATGGTAAGGATTGGGAAATTAAACCAGTAGAAGGATTGGAGGATCATTACTAATGCATCCTAACGGTTACACTAAAGAAATGATCAAGGAGATCTTAGGGTCTTCTTGGCCTACTATGCCTGAAGATCATGAGACTGGTAATCAATTAAGAAGAAGAAAAGGAAGAGAGATGAGAGCAGGGAAGAGACCCTACCCTGTATATAATGCAAAGAAAACTGGCCCTAATTTCGATGAAAATGGAAAATACATTTATCCAGAAGGTTCTGGATTCAGTTATCTCCAATATCTCAAAGACAACCCAAACTCAACAGAAGCAGGAACTTACGGATCAAAAGTATCATGAGTATCTTGTTCGTCAACATTACCTAGCATGTCATATGGAGGATGATTATAATGAGCGAAGTAGTTCACTCAGTTAATATAATGTGTGCTATACTTTTAGTAGGAGTAGGTGTAGTTATCTACTACATATTTAAGTATGATGAATTTTGGCCAAATGACGGAACACAGTCAAGAAACGAAGATCGCAATATTGGAAGCGAAGGTGGAACACATGATGGGTCATGTGAAGGAACTGACTCTTAGAGTTCGTGCTAATGAAAAAGTAGTTGCTATTGTTAGTGCTGTTGGCATTGGTGCTGGTGGTATTATAGGATCTACTGCGTTTGCACCAAAAGCAGATGCACATATGGGTCATTCATTTCCTACAGGTGAATGGATACAGAAAATAAGAGATCATGAATCTAAGAAGGATAGAACTCCTGTTGAAGATATGATAAATAATTCACTACAAGAATTTAACTATGGGAGCAATGAAACCACCAAGTCGGAAGTCATGTTACAATTTCCGAGTGACGAAGATAGACAAGGTTCTAGATGGAGACACGATAGATGTCACCATAGACCTTGGTTTCGATCTTTACAAGAAAGAACGGGTAAGGATTGCAGGAGTAGACACTCCTGAGAAAAGGACTCGTGATTTAGAAGAGAAAGCATTGGGTATTGATGCTACCAATTGGATGAAAGGGACATTAACTGATACTGTAGAGAATTCTGAAAATGAACTCACTATTAGAACCGAACTCAAAGGTGGTGTCGGTAAGTATGGCCGTTTATTAGGTTGGTTATATGTTGGAGATTCAGAGAAGTCTCTCAATGAACAGATGATCGAAGAAGGATATGCTTGGGAATACGATGGTGGCACTAAGCAAAAGAACTTTGAAGAACTACGTGAGATACGTCGTGCTCACGGTACACTTATTGAAGGTTAATTATGTTTTCTGTATTAAATGTCGTAGAGGCATGGAATGAAATCTCATGGGGAGATGCTATTCCATTTATCCTCGTCTTAACTGGTCTTTACTGGGTTAAGGTAAAGATAGATACATCTGCTGGTCTAGGTAGAAAGAAAAGCAGACAATTGAAAAAGATTATTGTTGAGGCAATAAAAGAAGCTAATGGAACTTAATGATTCTAATGTCATAGAGGTACTCACCGAGATACAACCATACATCGAAGCAGATGGTGGTTTCTTGGAGTACGTTGAGACTGAAGAAGGTTATGTCAAAGTTAGACTTGGAGGTGCTTGTGCTACATGTGCTATGAGCACTATGACTTTAAAGCAAGGTATTGAACGTAAACTTATGGAAGAAATACCAGACGTAAAAGGAGTAGTACAAGTATTATAATGGCCATAAAATCAGATGTATATCTTGGTAACCCCAACCTGAAGAAGGCAGGTACTGAGATACAATTCACAAAAAAGCAAGTAGAGGAATGGATCAAATGTAAAAATGATCCACTCTATTTTGCATTACATTATATTCAAATTATCTCTCTTGATGAGGGATTAGTTCCATTCACCATGTATGGTTTCCAGAAGGAAATCATGATGGACTTTCATAACAATAGATTTAACATTGCAAAACTTCCACGTCAAACGGGTAAGAGCACGACTGTTGTGGCTTACCTATTACATTACGCTATTTTTAATGATAGTGTCAATATCGGCATACTCGCTAACAAGGCTAGTACTGCAAGGGAACTACTTGGAAGACTCCAATTAGCATATGAGAATCTACCAAAATGGATGCAGCATGGTATACT